CTAAACAGACTGCACACCTTGATGCAATTGTCAAGCAGACTTTCGCGCTGAACCAACCTTCACCGCCCGTGCCTGACAATTATGCCTCAACACTTGCAAGACGTTTAGTCTACATTGCTGATTACGTTTCCCATAACTGTGATGATTTTGAACCTACTATGCCCCAAATCCAAAGTCTTGCGCGTTCTGACGAGCTGGTCCTCCAGTCTTTTCACTCTGCGCGCGAACAATGGAGAGGTTCTCTTATGGGTTTTGCAACTCCTTTCTCAGCCAAGATCAAATCCTACGTTGATCGAAGTATTCCTTACCTTATACAAGTTCATGATGCTGGCGACGAAGTTCTTTGTTTCCCTACTGATAGCTTGCAATGTAAAAAGAATGTTTGGATTGATGGTGGTGAGTTTGATAATATTGGTTCTCTTGAACACGGTATTTTTGATCTTATCTTCCTGGCAAACTTCTTGAACATGAACTTCCCTAATCTCGGGGATGTTCCTGCTCAACAAGCTGAACCTGAAGAACTCACTGCCAATGCAAAATCTTTCCTTAACAATTGGGCTGACTCTATTGTTGAAGTTGCTTCAACTAACTGGGTTGCCTTTGTTAAGTTTTGTAAGTCTGGTTGTGACAAGCTTTATGTAACTTTGAAACAAGCTATTAAGTCGCGTGTGAGTACCACTATGCGTATTGTTACTGCAGCTGTTGGGATTGTTGGCGCCATGTGTTTTTTATATGGTGCTACACTCAATAGTCGTATTGACGATACAGTTGACTCTCACTCTCCTGGAACTTTAGAAGAATACTTAGCCCGTCAAGCTGATGCTCGAGCTGCCCGCAACGCCGGTAAAAGGCGTGGTGGTAGTTCGCATCAGAGTGCTAGACAAGCTAAGTTGGATTCTGGTATGTTTGGACGTAATAGTTACGACAATGACTATCATGCAACCGTACACCCCGATAAGACTGCTTGTGAGTCTGTCACCAATAAGGTTATTGGCAATTTTGCCTACGTTATCTTTTATAGTGGTAGTGAGGAAAACCGTGGCCGCGCTATCTTCCTTAGAACGCGTTGCTTGGCTTTTCCCAAACACTATATTAGTACCTTCCTTACTGCTGACAAACAGTACCCTCTACGTGCCTGTGTTAGGTTCAAAGGCCATAATCATGTTATGGTCGTTGATCTCAACAAAGTACAGCTTCTTGAAGGTGACCACGAAGGTGACCTTGCTGTATGGCATATGTCTGAAAAGGACAATGAGAGTTCTTTTCCTGCCGTTTCTAGTCTCGACAAGTACTTCCTTCATGAAAATGAAACCTCTACTGAGTATGAAGGAATTACCCGTGTTGATGAAGGCGGAATTATTGGCGTCAACCATAGTGCCAACCTTTACCCTTTAACCCCACTGAGTTATCGTGATCCGACCCTTGATATTTATAACAAGGAGTCTTATTTCGTTGATTGCTCTAGTGCAAAAGGTGATTGTTGTCAAATGTATATGGCTGGCCCTAAAATTCTTGGATTCCATATTGCCGGTAGTGCCACTAAGTCGTTTGGTTTGTTTCTTTCTTTTGAAGTTATTTCTTCTTTGGTTAAGGATGCTTTACAAACTGAAGATACAATTCTTCCAAAGTTTGTTCCTGCTACTGATGAGAAACTTCATGAAGCTATCCATTCGATTGGCCACTACCGTCATGGTGTCCCCCGTGAGACTGGTTTGTTTAGAACCCTTATGGATGGTAATGCTGTTTCAGATGCTGATGGAATGGCCCCTGCTGCATCTTGCAAGTTTGATCCGCGTCTGCATCCTAAGTTTGCCTCTTCTGACTACTCCCTTATAGAGCAAGTCAATGCAACTAAGTATTCTAGCAAGATGCCAAATTTACCACCTATTTACGCTAGAGTCATTTCTGACAATTTGTCTCGCGTAGCCCCTATAGGTCTTATAAGACCTATACCGATATCCGACATTCTTAACACTCATAAGGATTACTCACATCTTTCGCCAATGAACTTGTCTACAAGTCCTGGATTTGGCTTCAAAGGTAGTGATAAGCGTGGATTAGTTACTTGTTCAGACGCTGGTTGGTACGAATTTAGCCCCACAGTTTTAGGCTGCGGTGTTCCTTTTGAACAACTAGTGCGTGACAAGGACGCTCAACTACGTTCTGGAGTCAAGGTTAGTGCTATCTCCAGCTCTAATCTTAAAGATGAAGTAATCCCTGATTCTAAAGTTTATCGGAAAGGTGCCAGAGAGATCGCAAACTGGCCCTGTTGGTTGACATTGCTGATG